CCACGAATGTGACCATAAGTCGAAGTGCCGTCGCCGTCGATCAGACACTGATCTTCTTTTAACGCACTCGCGTATGCCATTTCAGAAGCAAGCGTGCTGCCAAAATCAATCACGGAATCTTCAGACAGTTCGCTGGAATAGGTGCTGAGAACTGTCATTTTCTTAGCCGTCAGTCGCACCTGATCATGCACTAAGCTGCTGCTGGTCGCTGCTGAACCTTCGCCTGTGAAATAGGCTGTCAGACCGCTGCTCCATCGTGGATCTGTCCGAGTGTCTGAAGACATCGGAACAACTTTGCACAACTGGCGAGCGACACCGAATTCTTCACGCAGGCGAATCAAGTCTGTACCGAATTCTTCAGGCACAAACAAACCAGATCCAGTGCTGTCGCCAGCACCTTCAAGATGCGTAGCATTCATAATGCCGTTCTCACGGCAAAACTTCGTGCTGTTTTCAAATCGGTAAGTTCCCGGCATATCGACTGACGCTTTAGCCAGCGCGTACTGGCCAAAACGATATGCTTTCTCTTCAGCCGTGTAGCCTCCAGAATTCGCATTCTTGTCATCAATGAACGCCGTTACTTTAGAATGCCGACGTGCCGTTGCTGGAATAGTCCAGCGTTCTTTGGTTTGACCGGGTGGCATTCCAGACATGCCTGAGCCACGATTGACGAGACTCGCAATGGCGGCATCAATCGGAGCCTTGCGCTGTGCATCTAGGCGAGCTGCTGCTGCTGCCATCTGGCTGTCCTGTTCGGCCAAGGCAGAAATCTGGTTGCCAAGATCATCGACCAGTGCCAGCTTCTGATCAATGTCAGCAGTCTCGGCTGGTGTTAGACTTTCGTTTTTGCCTGCTGCAAGCAAGGCATCAGCCGCTTCAATCGCAGCTTGTCGCTGATTTTGAAGATCGGTCATTTTCTCTGTGCGTTTCATGTGAGTCCCTTATTGGCCAGGACTAACGCAAAACGCCAGTCGCTGGCAGGTTTTCGTAATTGAAAAACTGCAAACGACTGGCGTGAAACTTATCACTCAGATCGCATTTTGCCGCGTCTGTCTCACTTGAGATTCTGCGGCTGAAGATAGAACAGTAATTTACTTTATCTGCGATGTCAACCTGTGTTTTGCAATTCGATACGCCAGCATTCCCGTCAATCGCTCGCGATCTTGGTTTTTTGCTGCTGTTTTCTTGCTGTTGCCAATTGGAATTACTTCGTCCACAAACCCAATTTCTAATGCTTGTGCTGCTGTGTACTTTGTGCCGTCGCCTTTATCGCCGAGCATAGCTGCGGCAATATATTCGTCTGGTTTGCCCGTCTTGGCGGCATAGGTTGCGACCGCCGCTTCATTGAATTGTTGCAGCCACTCGATGCTGTCTTGCAGATCCGCGATGTGTCCGAACGCAAACGACAGCCCTTCGTGGATCTGATAGGTAGCGTTGGCATAACACTTGACCGTGTCGCATCCGATTACGGCCAGACTTGCAGCAGACGCTGCCAGTCCCTCAATGATGCCTGTCGTTGGCCCATCATGTGCCGCCAGTGCGTTATGAATGGCCAACCCGTCGAACGCCAGACCGCCGGGGGAATTCACTCGCAACGTGACAGGCTTTCCCCGGTTCGCGCTCAACACTTTGGCGATAGATCCTGAATCCATGCCCATATAGTCATCACCGACAACGCCCGTCAAAAATATCTCCACATTCTCGGCAGTTGTGTTCACAATTATGTGAAATGTCTCGTCTTTTAGCGAGTTTTCTAGGTTATTCGGCATGTTTAGATTGATTAAACGACGCATTATTCGACCCCTTTCATGAGTTCTGTGATCAGATTTTCCGCTCGCTTATCCCATGACGCTACCACATCTTGCACGTTAGCTTTCAGACTTCCCACCGTAGACACCGCATGTACGTCAAATAACATCTTTTTCGATGCTTCTGCGTGTGAAATGATCAGCGTTCTGGCCGATGATCCAGTCATTGCTGGCACTGTGTTCTCTGTCCACGTTGCATAGAAATCATCAACGGCTGTCGTGAATTTGTCAGCCTGCATTCCTGCGCGTTGCACAACTCGGGTACGCTCAATCTTGATTGCCTCCGTCACAGAACTGGTGATCATTGCACGCAATAAAGATGTTGCGTCACTTGGTGGTGGAGTTTCCGTAGTGCTTTCCTGCTTAGGTGGCTGGCTACCCGATGTGCCCATTGCAGTAGGCTCCTCGCCTGATATCACCCAATTTGCGGGATGATAAAAATTATCGCCACCGTCTTCTTCGTCGGTAATGCGTGCCATGTTCAGTAGATTTCTTGCTTCGTTGCGTGTCATCACACCGCATTCAATCTGCCGATAAATGCCGTTGATTTTTTTCTCAAACTCCATTTGAATTTCAGCCTCTCGGTTGAATTCAATGCAGTGTGTGTCCTTAGTTCGCTCCTTGTCTGTCAACAACTTAGAGCGTAGTTCTTGTTCCCATTCCTTCAGCCACGGATTCAGACAGCGTGCCAGATAGTTTTGCGATTCGCTTTCTAGACTGTTGTGGCTTGTGCGTGTCGCGTCTCCGAGCATGTGCGGAGGCACGCCTGTAATGTTACTGACAGTCTGCCGCACTTCAAATTCGCGAGTCTGTAAAAACTGTGCCTGCTCTGGCGCAATTGACAACTGCTGAAACTTGACGCCGTCTTGTAGCAGTGCCACTTTGTGCGCTTGATTCAATCCCGTTTGCATCGAGTTCCACGCCGCCATCGTGTTGCGGATCTTCTCCTCGCTAAAATGTCCAGGCACCATCAGCAGCCCAGACATATTCGCACCATTCGAAAACAGCCGACCACCGAATTCTTGTGCGGCCATGCCTACGCCCAGTGCGTTTGCCATCAAACTGATAATCGAATAGCCGATCAGTCCGTTGCGGCCAAGACCTTTAATGTGCAGCATGTCTCTAGCAGGCACTCGAACTGCCTTTCCTTCCTCGTACCAGATGTACCACTTTTGCCCATCGTCCATAATTCTGATCATCACGCCAGTCGGATCAATCAGCCCTAGTGCAATCGGATTGCCCATCATGTCTCTGGTGATCGGAGCGTAGCCGTTGCCATGAACTAGCGCATGCGATGTCAGCACTCGTCGGCATTCGTCCGCTCTCCACCACGGTGAGGCCATGTCGCGTAGCAACGGAGCTGCGGGATGCGTGTCGGCGTATTTCTTGCCGCCATCTCGCTGCCGCTTATAAATATCGCACGGCATTCCAGCCACGTCGCCACTGATTAGATTGACTGCTCGCCAAAACGGCGCGTACCCCAGTGCCGATGTTTCGTTAACCTGTACTCCTGAAGTTGTTCGGTGATCGCCGCCGTACATCGTCCGCCAGCCAGCTTCCTTAATGACTTCGTTGCTGACGACTGGCATTGCGTTGACGACAAATTCAGTGACTCCGTAAACCATGATTCACTCCTAGAAAAGCACAACGCCAGAACCAGATTTACTGTAAACACTGACATCGAGTCCATTTCGAATTGCTAACGCAAGTCCCATTGCAGATGCCGTCATGCCGTCTATTTTCTCCGCACTGCTTCCCTTGTCAAATCGCAGGTTTCCATTCGCATCTTCCTTGCCTACAGCATTCGATGCCATCCATCTAAAAACCAAATTTCCGTCATGCCGAAACTTTTTGTTTCCTAGCATGGTGATCCATTGCTTGATTGGTTCATTGTAAGTCGAAAATGTCTGAGGCATAGAGACTATGATTTGATCTGGTAATCCAAGTTCTTTGAGCCGCTGCGTTACTCCCGTAGCGTTCCACGGATCAAACCCTATCATCCTGAGATCAAATTCTTCAGTGATCTCGACGATCCTAGATGCAATATATGCGTTATCGACTTCATTCCCGTCTGTGACTTCAACGTGACCCTTGACAGCAAACGCCCTTACAATTCTTTTATCCTTTTCCGCTCGTTTATCAATGTTGTCTTTTGGTATCCAGAAATACGGGAAGATGGCACATCCTCCATCTTCCTCTGGAAACACTAAACTAAATGCAGTCACGTCCCTCGTTGTGCTTAAATCGAGTCCGGCGTAACATGGGCGACCAGCATAATTCTGTATGTCAATATCTCTCTGGCAAGCATCCCACTCGTGCATTTGAATGATACGAGATTCCTGCTCAGTCCATTGATTCAAATGCAGTCGCCTGAACGTGTTTTCAAATGCTGGTTCCTGCTTCGCTCGATCACATTGCTGTTGCAAATACTCTAATGAAATACCGCATCCGATAGACGGGTTAGCTTTGGCCCATACTTCAGGGTCTTGCCAATCGTCTTCAATTTCTGCCGCATAGAGAACAGGGTAAAAACTATCATCCTCAAGATTGCCATCAATGATCGCTCTGGCTTTCATCCATAGATCCCAGCACAAACTGCTTCTGTCGTGTCCCGCTGTCGTGATCCCTATCGTTAATGGTTGGGTTCTAGCACCCGTAGATGTCTCAAGCACGTCCCACAGGTCTCGGTCTCTTTGCGTGTGTACTTCGTCGAACAAAATAGCTGAGGCATTGAATCCATGTGCCCCTTCACTGTCTGCTGAAATAACACGGTAAACGCTTTTGGTCTTCAGATCCGCAATTCGCTTGGCGTGCTTTCGTACTAACAACTTCTTCGACATGATTGGATCGGCTTCGACCATGCCTGTAGCGATGTCGTAGATGATCGATGCTTGATCTCGTGAATACGCCGCTCCATAGACTTCACCAGATTCCTCAGCGTCACACGACAGCATGTATAAACCGAGACCTGCAAGCCAGGTGGATTTTCCGTTCTTGCGGGGAACTGCAATAAACACGGTGCGATATTTACGACGACCGTTTGATACTTGCTTCCAGCCGAAAATGTCCGCTGTGATTTTTTCCTGCCAAGGAAGCAACTTGAACTTCTGCCCAGCCATTCCGCCTTTGAGGTGACGCAGGAACAACGGGAAGAAATCTACTGCGCGCTTGGCTTCCTCTGCGTCATAGTAGAATTTGCCATCTGGCGTTTTTTTTGGCTTCATCCAAAATATGCCTGACGTGGATCTTTAGGTGCTGACTCAACAATACTGATTGCTTGAACACCCGCGCGGCTTGATGGAGTCATCCCGAATTCACACTCAATACGCCGGCATTCTTCGGACACCTGAATCCATGCCCGATACGACGCGCGAAGTTGGGTAGTTCCAGAATT